GCATGGATAGAAAACGGTGGGAATGATTATCAAGCGGCAATAGATGCGGGATATTCGCAAGCAACAGCAAAGAACGCAAGAAAGAATATCTTGGAAAAACGTGGAGTAAAGGAATATATTGCTAAACTACAAGCCGACTTAGACAAAGAAAAAGGGTTTGATATTATGAGTCTTGCAGACATACAGCGGAGACGGTCAATGATCGCCACTGGTGCGTTGCAAGATTCTTTTGGATTTACCCCAGATTTTCCAGACCAGTTGAAAGCCATGAACGACTTAGAAAAGGCTTTAACGGTGCAGGCAAAGGAAGAGGAAGAGAAGAAAGCAAGAGAAGAAGCATTAAGGAATAAGACATATCACATGGACCTTGATATAATCCCCGATGTGTTCCACCCGATGATTCGAGATGTACGAAACCATAGACATACAGAATATGTATTGCCGGGGGGACGTGGTTCGGGTAAATCCTCAACAATCCCAAACATTATTACGGAGTTAATGAGAAACAATCATGACATACATTGTCTTGTTGTAAGAAAAGTATATAACACTGTAAAAGATTCTGTATTTGCTAAAACCAAATGGGCAATAACAAAACAGGAGTTCTCGGAAAAAGATTATAAATATACAAGCTCTCCTTATGAAATTACAATGAGAGACACAGGACAGAAGATATTCTTTCGTGGTGCTGACGATAAAGAAAAAATAAAGTCGATAGCACCAGATTTTGGATACATAGCGATTGTGTGGTTTGAGGAATTAGACCAGTTCGCAGGACCAGAAGAGATACGAAATATAGAGCAGTCCGCTATTCGTGGTGGAGATTTAGCATGGATATTTAAGAGCTTTAACCCACCGAAGAGTGCTAACAACTGGGCAAATCAGTATTTGCAAGAACCAAAAGACAACAGAATGATTGTAAGAAGCACATATCTGGACGTGCCTAAAGAGTGGTTAGGACAGCCGTTCATCGAAGAAGCGGAGCACCTAAAAGAGATCAGACCCGAAGCGTATGAACATGAATACATGGGCATTGCTAACGGTAACGGTGGGGCAGTATTTGAGTATGTAGAAGTAAGAGAAATTACAGACAAAGAAATATCACAGATGGACCGCATATATCAAGGCGTTGACTGGGGATGGTATCCAGATAAGTACGCATTTACGAGGACATACTACGATGCGGCAAGAGAAACGATCTATTTAATAGATGAGCATTGCGTAAATAAGCGATCGAATGAGCAAACAGCCGAATGGATAAAGAAAAAAGGCTATAACGATTATGCAATCATTTGTGATAGTGCAGAGCCTAAATCTGTAGAGGACTATAGAAACTTAGGTCTTGTGGCACAGGCAGCAGTTAAAGGCCCAGGGTCAGTTGAATACGGCATGAAATGGCTACAACGTAGGAAGATTGTGATTGACCCACGGAGAACACCATACGCATACAAAGAAATTACAACGTATGAGTATGATAGAGACAAAGACGGTAATATAATAAGCGGATACCCAGACAGAGACAATCATGCTATTGATTCGTTGAGATACGCATACAACAGAGTGATCATGAGGAGAGGAGAGAACGCATAATGATGATAAATTTAAAAGATGTAACTTGTATACAAATTGGAAATGTAATGTTAGGCATCAAGGATATAGAAAAAATATCTATCCATGATGGTGGGGTTTGGCTTACGATTAATGGCGATTTGATACAAGGAGATATAGAAACAAAAATCGGAAACGTTAAACTGATAGCGGTGGAATAGATGGGTATAATAAGCAGAATGAAAGAGATATTAAGTGCCCTTTTTAGACAAAGGGCAAGAGAAGAATTTAAGATAGACACTGCGACTAGTCCAGAGATGCAGAGAGCTATAGAAAAATGTGCATACATCTATAAGGGCAGTCCGTACTGGTTAGACAAGGACGAACATATCAAAACTATCAACTTTGCAAAAGCGGTGTGTTCGGAGACAGCACGCCTTGCTACACTTGCAATAGGCATAGAGATAGATGGAAGTGCAAGAGCTAATTGGTTGCAGGAGCAGATAGACAAAGAACTAGAGCAGGTACGACATCACGTAGAATATGGCTGTGCATACGGTACAGTTGTATTAAAACCTAACGGTGCAAGTGTGGACTTGATTACACCAGAGAACTTTATTGTTACAGACGAAAGCAATGGAGAGATTCAAGGCATTGTGTTTGTGCATAGAGAAATTTCTAGTGATGGCAGGACATACTACACCAAACTAGAATATCATAGGTACATCGAGGACGTGTATCAGATTACAAATCGTTGCTATGCTTCTAAGGATGCCAACGATACAGGAAAGCCAATTGACATAGACGAGACACCTTGGCGTGGAGAACTAGAAGATGTAGGACTTGCAAATCTGAACGGACAACGCCTGTATGCAGTTCTTAGGACTCCGCAGGCGAACAATGTAGACTTGCATTGTAGTTTAGGATTGCCTATTTTTTACGAAGCAATAGAAGAGCTAAAAGATTTAGACACTGCATACAGCAGGAACGCAACAGAGATATTCGACAGCCGAAGAATGTTGCTGCTAGACTCCGACAAGTTAATGGAGACTGGTACAAGGGTAAACAATACTCAAGATGGATTTGAGAGAAGCAAGAAGCGGTTGAGATTACCAGAGTTTGTTAAGAATGTAAACAGCACAGACATTAAAGGATTCTATCAAGAGGTAAACCCAAGTCTCAACACAGATACACGATTGACAGGAATCAATGCCCTGCTGTCACAGATTGGGTATAAATGCGGATTCTCCAATGGATACTTTGTGTTTAATGAGACTACAGGCATCCAAACAGCTACAGGCGTAGAAGCAGAGCAGCAGAGAACAATACAGTTTATCAAGGACGTTAGGGACAAGCTACAGTTCTGCATGGATGATTTGATTGCAGCACTTAATATCTTTGCTGATCTGTACCAATTAGCACCAAGTGGACCGTATGAGACTTACTATGACTTTGGAGACATAACATACAATGAGGACGAGGACCGTTCTCGTTGGTATAGCTATGTTGTAAGCGGCAAGATTCCTTTCTGGTACTATTTAACAAAATTTGAGGGATTCAGTGAAGAAGAAGCAAAAGCACTTGAAGAAGAAGCACAACCGAAAGAGCCAGACTTATTCGGGGGAGATGAAGAATAATGCTAACGCCAGATTACTTATGGTATGTGCCAGAGAAAGCAGAGAAGCAGGCGGAAGAACTGCATAACAAAATTGTATCTGTGATTATCGAACGAATGATGATAAGGCTAGGACGTGGGGAAGATTACCTTTTTACTCCTATTGACAAGTGGCAAATGGATGTATTGCAGGATGCAGGGTATATCTTGCAAGCGGTACAGAAAGAGATTGCACAAACAACAAAGATAGGCATTGATACAATCGCACAAACAATGAAAGAAGCAGGTATAAAGGCTATAGAATGGGATGATGCGGTGTATAAAAAGGCAGGTCTTGAACCAAAACCACTCGGGGAAAGTCCTTATCTACAACGATTGTTGCAGAGGAATTATGAAAAGACCAAGGGAGAGATGCATAACTACACCGGTACAATGCCGAACGCCTGCCACGATAACTACATAGATGCAGTGGACAAGGCATATAACCAAACTGCAAGCGGTACAACAAGCTACACAGAAGCGGTCAAAGAAGCTGTTAACGACATTATAGACAAGGGTGCAGACGTAACATACCCTAGCGGACGTAGAGACAGCATAGAGACAGCTACAGCGAGAGCGGTCCGTACTGGTGTAAGCCAGATGGCAGCAGATATTACAGACGCACGTATGGACGAGATGGATTGGGATATTATCCTAACATCTGCCCATCTGGGAGCCAGAATCGGAAACGGTGGGGATAATTTAACCAATCATTTCTGGTGGCAAGGCAAGTTTTACAGCAAAAGCGGTAATGACCCAAGATTTCCGCCTTTTTCAGTCTGCGGTATGGGAAATGTGCAGGGAATCCATGGGGCAAACTGCCGACATAGTCACGGTCCGGGGGATGGAATAAACAATCCGTTCGAGGACTATGACAGCGAAGAGAACCGCAAGGAATACGAGAAGAGAAAACGCCAGAGAGAGCTTGAAAGACGTATCAGAAAGACGAAACGGCAGTTAATCGGCATGAAAACGGCTGTGGATAATGCAAAGGACGAAGCCTTAAAGCATGAGCTTGATATGGAATATCAGAAAAAGGCTGCACTGTTGCAGAAACAGAATCAAGCTTATAAAGATTACTGCAAGCAGAACAATCTTAAGACACAAAACGAAAGACTCAACACCGCAGGATGGGACAGAAGTCAATCATCATTTGCTAGAGGTGCAGCGACTAGGTATAATAACGCACGAGGTAAATAATTTGGAAACTATTAATCAATTCATGGTTGCGTGTGGGTGGATTATAACAATTGGTGGAGCTATAGGTGTATTGTATAAAGCCTATAAGCATTACAAGAAGCCTACGGACGATTTAGAGCAACGTATAACGTCAATAGAGACGGATATAAAGGACATTAAGCAG